TTCGTGATGTAGTAGGTCTGGACAACGGCTTCCTGGCTGTCCAGGCCGGGAATGTCTTCCCGCAAAACCCCCATGCAGTGGGGCTCTACAAAGTGCGGGTGGACGCCGTTGTTGGCGACGAGCTTGATGAAGGTGCTGTTGTAGGCGAGGCTCCACGACACGGCTTGGGCAAACGTCAGGTCGGCGTTGCTGTTGAGCCATTCATCGTTGAGCATCCGCGTCAGCGAGGGAACTTTGGCATATTCCTGCTCGCTGATAGACGCACCCAGCGTGATGGAAAAGCGCGTGGTTTCCGCCGAGTAGACGAAGCTCGTCAACTGGTCGATGTGCGGGAAGATCTTGTTGTACAGCGCCGGAGCCTCGTCCGGGCCGTTGCCAAAGAGATACCAGCTGCGCAACGTGTTGTAGTCAGCGGCTCGTTTTTCCCTAGACACCATGCATTTGCTGATGATGTCCAGGTAAAACGTTTCTCGATCTTCCGGGTTCTTGGGAATTCTCACGGCTTGATCTTCAGGTTTTCGTGGTCAGCGATGTAACTCGCCGCCCTCGGTCCTGTCAAGTTTCCCACAGATTTGGGCAAAACGCTAACCTGCTCGTCGGCCACGGGCTTGAACTGGCCTCCCATGACGCTTCCCATGGAAATTGCGCCTGCCCCGCCCCAGATGGCAGCATCACCGGGCCTAGGCTGTCGTTGCTCGGCAACAGCGAGAGCTTCATCCCGCTCCTTGTCCGTCTGACTGTTGTTGCGCTTGATGTAGCCGGTCTGATGCTCGCCCTCACGGGTGCTTTTGATGTCCGTCATCTTGAAGTCGGACGCCAATTGCTTGAGCGCCTTGTCAGCCTTCTTCGTTCTGTCGGATTTGATGCCCACGGGCTGCAAAAACACCCTGGACACCTCGCCTTTGCAAGGTTTCATGGGGCATTTTTCGGAAAAAGACTCGAAAACCCCATGCTGGGAGCAAAAGTAGTCGTGCAGCACTGCCATAGTTACCCTCTCTTGTCTAACTGCTCTTGAAGCGGCGGATTGCTGTAGTCGTGCCTGTTCTGGAGGCCGATTTTCAGCCGGAAACTGCCGTTTTCGTAGGTCAGCCTACTGCTCGGCAGGATAGGAACCTCTGGTTTCTTGCGGTAGTCGGCAAAAACACTGTTGTCGCGGCGCTTCATCGTCCTGAGCAGCCCCGCTTTCCAGGCCGCATAGCCCCGATTCACCCTTGCTTGCACCACCTCGGTAAGAGGTCTGGTTCGGCTGAGGAACACCTTGTTAATAGTGTCCTTGGACAACCCGCAGGCTTCAGCAAAAACCGTCACGCTGATACCCCTATCTTGGTCAGCCAGAAACCGCTCCATCTCGATGCGGAGTTGCTCCTTGGATAGCGGCTTCATTGTGCCCACGCAGGCTGGTTAGCACCTAGTTCGCTCGGCAGCGGGCCCTCAGGGTTATCCACTACTTGCTTGCAGGCTCGGCAGAAGTGGTCAATGTTCTTCTGCATCCGGCTCTGGTAGAGGTGGTAAACGTCGTTTTCAAACACTGTTCCGATACCATAGTGCCCGTAGGTGTGGAGCCTCCACAGACCTTCGTCGGGGGCGTGGGTATAGTGGGTCGGAAATAACGTCTTGTAGGGCTTTCTGGCGAGTTCTGCGGCATAGCAGACGTTCTCTGCAACGTCGCCGTGCGGGGTAGACTGAAAGGTAGGACGGCCCAACTTTTCCCAAGTCTCGCGCCAGATAAAGAAAAAGGCTGGAGCTGCGTAGATGTGGCTCCCTGGCGGGATGTGGTTGCTGACCTGGGCGATGCCGACGAAGCTCTTGTTGTCAGCGGCCCACCTGACGGCTTGCGGCACTGCGGTCTTGCTGGTGGGAATGCAGTCAACGTCCAGAAACCCCACGACATCAGCCTTGCTGTGGGCGATGACGTTATCCATCCACGCTCCGTGGTCGATCTGCTGGATGGTGTAGCAGACCTGCAGGCCTAGGGCGTGCATGACATCGGTGTGGCCGGACATGATGCGCTCATCCGTGTTGGGCCACGCAAGTGTATGAATCTCAACGTTTTTCATACTCACCCCAAGTCATGTCCTCGTAAGTGCCATTTTTGTTCACTATCACCCTTGCACTGTCGGGCGGGGTTAACCCTGCCTGCTGGTAGTGGAAGGCAATGTTGGTGGTGTAGTTGACGGTCGCAACCGGCTGTCGGGCTATCCTGACACCGTGCTGTTTCAGGGCTTGCCAGAAAATCCTGTCCCCAATCTTGGACAGGTGCTTGAGCTTCCACATCCAGGCTGAGATGTAGAAAAAGGCATTCTTGTGGATCAGGAAGCAGTTCGTGTCGTTGAACGACTCGCCATCTGACTCCTTGTCCACCTGTAGGTACTTGCCCTCTGGTGTGTACAGGCGTCTTGGCATGGTCACGACATCAGAACCCGTCGCCTCCAGCACCCCGATGGCTTTTGTAAGGTGCGAGGGTTCCCACCAGCAGTCTGCGTCCAGAAACGCTACGGCGTCGTAGTTCTGCGCAGCTGCTACAGCCGCCGCTACCGCCCTAGGGGTATCCCCGTAGTCGCCGCAGTTGGGTAGCTTCAGGTGTTCCCCGTTCCAGTTGTCTACATACGACTTGGGATGACCGTCTGCCACCAGAAAGTGGAGGTGGTTCTGGTGGGACTGCTTGAGGACGCTGCGGTGACACCTCCAGAGCGTTTGGAAGTCTTCCTTGTAGTAAGGCGTGATGACTGCAACCCTCATGTTTACCCCCCGTACATACCTATGCGCTTGAGATAGTCGCTGACGTTCCTGCCCACCGCAAGCTCTTCAGGGGTGTAGTCCTCTTGCTTCTTGCTGATGTCTTTCGTGACCTTTGCCATGATGAGCCTGGGCTGAACCTGCTCTGCGTAGGCCACCGCTGCCAGCGCACTGGCTATCACGCGGTCATCCTTCCCGCGCCCGGGGGCCCCGATGGTCCCTCCTTCACGGGTGATGCCTTTCATCTCCTCCAGCAGGTCCATGCTGACAACTTGCATCATCCCCCGCTCGAAATAGTCCTTCATGTAGTTCAGCATCCGCTCCTTCGTGGAGTGGGTGGTGAGGTAGCCGATGCTGCTGGACAGGCCACCCAGCGTATCGTTACGCCTCCATATATAGTGGCTCATGCTGCCCAGCACATCCATAAGGCCCCGGCCAGCAGCACCTCCCAGGCTTACTGCCATGCGCTTGAGGTTGCGAAGTTCATTGATAACCGCCTGACCCGGGCCGTTGACCTCCAAGTTCAGAGTGCTGTTCTTGTAAGCGCCTGCAAGGTGAGCAATCACCCAGGCGAATTGGTAGGTGTTGAGTTCCGAGGTGGCGAACTCCGCTACCTGATCCAGCCCGTCTGCGTACACACGGTAGACCTGGATGCAGAACCTGTCAGCCCAGTCTGAACTCCCGTAGGCCGGATCTGCACCGATGACGTAGTAGGCGTTGTCCAGCGGCTGCTCCCAGATCTTGAGGGTTGCCAGCCTTTCGGTACTGCGCAGCACCTCCGTGTCCTGGAACAGCTGCCCGAAAGCGTAGCGGTAGCACTCCGGAATCTGGGTCTTTGCCTGCTTGGCAGCGTCGGTACAGCGAGCGTTGGAAAAGAAACTCGTGCCCGTCATCACGAAAGCGTAGTTCTCGGTGGGCGGAAACTCCTGATACATGAGCGCATCGTCCTTGATGCCCTCTGCCATCTTCCAGCGCCACCACGCCATCTGCCGGCTGTTTATCTCCACCCCGTACAGAGCCTTAATTTCCTTCACCCACTCCTTCTCTTCGGAGTTGAGCTTGCCATCCCAGTACACCTTGTAGATCTGGCTCTTGGAGTCCACGCTGTAAAGCTCGTTCCTCCACCAGCCGCAGAAGATGGCCCGCTGGGTCTTGGCTCGCTTGGCAGTGACGTACATATCGTGGAACATATTGAAGCCTTGAGCCGTACTCTCAAACATATAGAGCCGCTCAGGGTTCGTCTCCGCAAGAGAGGCGATAAGGCTTGCCAGACCCTCCTCGTTGCCCCAAGAAGCCGTTTCCGTGCCGTGCAGGTAGGTGATGGCCTTGCCCTGCCCAAGTCGGCTCTTGTTGCCCGCAATCTGGTAGTAGATGCGGCTGCGGTTCTTCAGCACCATCTGGTTGCGGTTGTGCGCCACCAGCGGAATCTTGTACTCCTTGGGCAACCCTTCCATATACATCTGAAGGGTGCTGCGGAACATATCCCGGTTTTCTTCCGTATCCGCCACCAGCGTGCCCTGCCAACCCGGATGCGTGAACTGCCAGTACAGATCCAGCGCAAGGCTGATAGTAGTAATACCCAGTTGTCGGCCCTTCAGGATGACGAAGAAATGCTTGTCGTCCCGCAGCCCCTGGGTGATTTCCTGCATCACATATTTCTGCGTACCTAGCGGCTCTCCAAGAGGAATAAGCCCCTTCTCCTTACTCTCGATCCTGAGCTGGGCACAGAAACGCCAGAACTTGTTGAGGTCGAAATTCATTTTTTCCTACCCTTATCAAACTCATCCAGGTTCCAGTTGGCAATATCCCGGCATACCTCTTTATGACGGGCGCACCCCAGTAACTCCTGATACATGAGTTCGCTGTACTCCTCCCTCCACCTCGCAGCCAACTTCCGCTTCGCAGACGGGCTCACACAAGCCAGCGCCCTCCTCATCTCCATCTGCAGCCTCTTACGGGTGCGGTAAAGCTGCTCTTCAACCGACTCGCCAGACACGAATCCACTCCCCCTCCACCCTGGCTATGAACTTCCTCCCCAGGCGCTTCCCAGCCCTGAAGTTGGCGTTGTAAACCTTCTGCTTGTCAGAAGGCTTGCCATAAGGCACCTCAAACCACTCCCCAACCTCCATCTCCGCATGAGGGTAACGGTACACCGTCTTCAACGGCACCCTCACCACCTCTCGGTTCACTTCCACCATCTCCACAGCACTACCCCTAACTAATCACTCTGTACGCAGTATACACACAGTAGACGAAAAAAAAACCCGCTAGGCAGAAGGCTCTAGCGGGCTAATGACGCACAGAGGCGTCTCAGGGAGGATCAAGAGGAGACAGACGTAGCCTAGCAGATTTTTTTCCATGGGGGGGGACAATGTGGGGGCCACGCACACACCCACCCCGCCTGGCCCATCGCGAGCCCCGGCCGGAGCTGGTGCGAGCCTGTCTGCCGCGCCTTCCCGTCCCGACCCAAGCCCGTCGGGAGGGAGCCTAGGCGTCACCAGGGAAGGGGCACCGTGGACCTAGTCCAGGGCCCCAAGGGAGCCCCAAAGGGAGCCCCAAACGCGCCTAGGGGCGGGGGTGGGACATCCCCCCATCAGGGTCACCTAGTGCTTTCTGACAATGCTCACTTACAACCTAGGGAACAGAACCACCTAGGATGTTAGGTAGAGTGTACACCAAGAATTTCCTACTAGGTTTGTCGGAATAGTCTTCCTACCTAACCTCTCTGCTACACTCTATCTACTGTCTAGGTTGTCTAGACACTCTACAGGAGGTTCCACCATGATTCGTTCCCTCTCACTTCAAGCCCTGCGCCTCGTCGCTGCTGTTGTCGCATCGTTTGGTGCCCTTGGCGTTTGCTTCGCTGCTACCCTGTCCCGCCCCTACGGGATGGATGCTGCAGTAGCAATGTTCGTCGGTTCCCTCTTCGCTACCGTAGTCGGCTGCATCGTCGCTACCGTTTGCACGCACTACTTGGAAGCCTGACACCATCCGCCTAGCCTCCACAGGGGGCTATGGGATGCTGTCCTAGCATCGTCAACGTAGGATGTTCCGATATGACACCCGCTCAACTTGCCCGCCTTGAATGCCTTGACAGTGCCGAATTCCTGACGCCTTTTGAAGACGAGGAACATCGGCACCTTCTCCGCCTGCAAAGTGAAATGATGCAGGCTTTCAACGTACTCGAACGGGAAGGCTTCCGCCCAACTTGGATTGCGGGGGAGCACATCATTGCCAACGTGCCAGGGTTTCGCTCACTCCCCGGCGGGCGTACTGTTCGGTTCACGGAGCCTGAAATTGTTCACTCCCTGCCCGCTGCTCTCCGCCTGATCCATTCCTGCTCTTGACGCTACCCGCCTAGGCTCCTTTGGGGGCCTATGGGGTGTCGTCGTGACATCGTTTACAGGAAGTTCCGCCATGATCAATCCCTATCGTGCCAAGCTTCGTGAGCTTGGTCTTCCCTATCGTCCGATCCTCGGGGAGTCTTCTGCGAAAACTGTCAAGGGTGAACGGATCGGTTTCCTGACCGGGATTCTGTACCTAACCCCGGATGATGAGTTATGCCCTCTCGCTCGTCTGGCCGGATGCATGGACCCATGCTTACGGAATGCTGGCCGGGGAGCTTTCGATTCCGTGCAACGGGCCCGGAATGCAAAGACTGCATTTTTCCGCCAGCATCGCGAAGCTTTCATGCTGAGCTTTGCAGCTGACGTATGGTCCCTGGTGCAAAAGGCCAGAAAGCTTCGGATGACACCACTAGTGCGTCCCAATGGCACCAGTGACATCCCTTGGGAAAACATCCCTGTCATTGACCGGAAAAATCTCTTTCAGCTCTTCCCGGATGTTCAATTCTACGATTACACGAAGCATCCCTCCCGTAATCTTGAGGGTAAGACTGCGGGTAACTACGATTTAACCTATTCGTTTTCGGGTATCACCCCCAAGCCGATATCCCTCAAGGGTTTGCAGAATCCGCACAATCGACGCACAGCTGTTGTCTTCCACAAAAGGGAAGAGATACCCGCAAGCTTTCGGGGTTGGCCCGTGGTAGACGGTGACGACACGGACGTCCGTCACATTGAACCCTCCCGGGTTGTCGTCGCACTCTATGCCAAGGGCAAAGCAACGCACGATACGAGCGGGTTCGTGCAGCGCATCGGCATTCACTATTGAAAGGGGAACTACCATGCCCTGGTTTGTACTGTTTGAGATTCCCCCCAAAACCGCCCACGGAATTTGGGAAAGGCGCGGGCTTTCCTCTTTGGCACAGTCTAAAAAGGAAGCCATAGAGGAAGTGAAAACCGCATTGTCCGAAAAATATGGTGCGGTTCACTTTGTCGATGTTTTCCAATATCGGGAGAATCAATAATGATTGCACGCTACCCCGGGCGCTGCGCCCGTACTGGTGCCGCTATCCGTCCTGGTGACACTATCACCCCGCTCGGACGCAAGCGATACGCTCTCGCGCCCGTGTCCGACCCCGTGGACACGCTAGACCCTGATCTAGCCCTAGCGGAGTCCCTGGACCCTGA